GAAGTAAACGGAAAGTATATCGCACAAGACAATGAGTGATGTAAATATTTACAATGAAGACAAGTATTTAAAAGAATTGCAAGATTATATTTTAGATACTTACAAACAACACTATTCGAAAAGTAAGTTTCAATCAACACAATTTATTTTAGACAGTGGGCATGGTGAGGGATTTTGTATTGGAAACATTATGAAATACGCTCAAAGGTTTGGAAAGAAAAATGGTAAGAACAGAAATGACTTACTAAAAATCTTGCATTATAGTATGATTGCACTATACAATCTTGATATGGAGTTAAATAATGAAACTGAATAGTGGAACTTTGAATGTACTAAAAAACTTCGCAACAATTAATCAGAATTTAATGATTAAAGAAGGTAGTACAATAACAACGATGTCTGCAATGAAAAACATTGTGGCAAAAGTAAATGTTGAAGAAACATTTCCTAAACAAATAGCAATATATGATTTGAATGAATTTTTATCATCTACAAGTTTATTCAAACAACCTGTTATAGATTTTGATGATCAACATCTAACAATTAAAGAAGAGAATAGTAAAGGTCAAAAGTTAAAATACTTTTACTCTGATCCTTCGGTAATTACAACACCAAGTAAAATGATAACTATGCCTTCAGTTGATGTCACATTTGAATTGACAAGTGATGATCTAAATCAACTTAAAAAGGCTGCGTCTGTAATACAAGCACCTGACTTAGTATTTGAAAAGAATGATGAAGGTAGTTTTCTTACAGTCAAAGATAAGAAAAATGACACTGCAAATAACTTTTCATTAGAAGTAAATCAATCTTCGCAAGGTGCAAAGTTTCAATTCTTTTTCAAAGTAGAAAACTTAAAATTATTACCCGGTTCATACGATGTGTCTATTTCATCAAAAAATATCAGTCACTTCAAATCTAAAACAGATAATGTAGAGTATTGGATTGCACTTGAACCCGAATCAACTTATGAGGTTTAAGTCATGGATACATTTCTGTGGGTTGAGAAGTATCGACCTAAAACTGTAAAAGATTGTATCTTACCTAAAAAATTAAAGGATACATTTCAAGAGTTTGTCAAAGACAAACATATTCCTAATTTAATTTTATCTGGTTCTGCTGGAACTGGCAAAACGACTATTGCAAAAGCAATGGTTGAACAGATTGGTTCTACTTGGATGATGATAAACGGATCAGAAGAATCTGGTATCGATGTTCTTAGAACTAAGATAAAAAACTTTGCATCAACTGTTTCATTAGAGGGTGGAAGAAAATATATCATATTAGATGAGGCAGATTATCTAAATCCACAATCAACACAACCTGCTCTTCGTGGTTTCATGGAAGAGTTTCACAAGAACTGTGGTTTTATTCTCACATGTAATTATAAAAATAGACTGATTGATCCCTTACAATCAAGATGTTCTAATATAGATTTTACAATTAGAAATGGTGAAAGAGTAAAACTTGCAGATAAGTTTTATAAAAGAGTTCTTGATATTCTAAAGGATGAAAAGATAAAGTTTAATCCACCTGCTGTTGCAGAATTAATCACTGCTCATTTTCCCGATTGGCGTAGAGTTTTAAATGAGTTACAAAGATATTCTGCGTCTGGTCAAATAGATGCAGGTATATTAATTAATATTAGTAATGAAAACATAAAAGAGTTGATGACATTTGTTAAGAATAAAGAGTTTACAAATGTTCGTAAATGGATTGTAAATAATCTTGACAATGATTCAACTAGAATTTTTAGAACGATATATGATTCTCTTTATGATACTATTGATCATTCTACTATTCCACATGCAGTTGTAATACTTGGTGACTATCAATATAAGTCAGCGTTTGTTGCTGATCAAGAGATAAATCTTTTGGCATGTATGACTGAGTTGATGTCACAGGTAAAGTTCAAATGAACAAAGAATATGAATCAGTAGATAAGTTTGAAAAAACAATAGCAGATTTTTTTGGTGCTCCATATGCAGTTGCCACGGATTGTTGCACGAATGCATTAGAACTTTCTATCAGAATTACAGACTATGCAAATATTAAAGTGCCTCTTCATACTTATGTTTCTGTTCCTTACATGTTGATGAAAAATGGTTGGCAGTTTACATTTACAAATGAAAAGTGGAAAGGTTATTATAATTTAACTGATAGAGTTATTGATGCAGCTGTATATTGGAAAAAAGATGGTTACATACCAGGCACTTTAATGTGTCACAGTTTTTTTAAAAGTAAACATTTATCGACTGATAGAGGTGGCATAATATTACTAGACGACAAAGATAAATATGATGACCTAATAAAATTAGTTTATGATGGCAGAGATAGAAGTGACATACCTTTCTACAAACAAAAGTGTGGGTTTGGTTATCACTATTACATGACATCTGAAAATGCTAAGTTAGGATTACAAAATTTTGAGAAAGTAAAGGATAAAGATCCAATAGAGAAAAATTGGGATTGGTATACACCAGTCAATCAATACTCTACAGAATTTGATAATTTATTATGATTGCAGTTATCGGCACAGGTTATTGGGGTAGTAAAATAGTTTCTATTCTAGAAAATAAAAATCTTGAAGTAGAAAAAATCGATATTGATGATGATATCACAAAGATAAAATCCAATAATGTAGTTATATCTACACCTGCTCGAACTCACAAAGACATAGTTAAAACAATGTTAGAACTGAGTAAAAATGTTTTAGTAGAGAAACCTGCATTTATTAATATGAAAGAGTGTGATGAAATTGAAACTGTTCTTAAAAAAAGTAAAGGTAAATTTATGTGTGGCCATTTGTTCGTGCATAATCCAAACTTAGATAAATTTAAAAATATGGATATCTCTCACATAGAGTTCAGAAGATTAAATATGGGCAAAGCACAAGATGATATTAATCCTATTATACATTTAGCATCACACGATATATCAATACTAGATTATTTGATAGGTGATATACCAAAAAAAGTTAAATCAACTTCATATTGTATTTCTAAAAAAACACAACCTGACTATGTTACAATTGATTTGATATATAAAAACACAACTGCACAAATACAAGTGGGTTGGTACTACAATGAAAAGATTAGAAATGTAAAAATTTTTAGTAAAGATAATGTAATTGACTTAGAGGATCAAAGTAATCTTTTAGATATATCTTTATCAAAATTTATTTCTTACTGTGAAGACGACATTGAACCTGTCACTAATTTTGAACATACAAAAAGAGTGACACAAATATTGGATATGATACAAAATGAAAACATTATTATTAGTTCAGAGTAATATTGGCAAGGGTCATCATGCTCGTGTAGATGCATTTGCTGACTATATCAATGATAAATTAGTTATTACAAAACCATTTACTGGTGATGGCAAAGACACAGAGTTTTTTGACATGCACAATAATGATATTTTTTTACAATATCTTGAGTATAACCCAGATGTGATAATTACAGAGGGATTCCCTTTTGGACGACATGGATGGCATCCACGATTTAATCCCAAAATGAAACATGGTGGAATAGTTGATATTTTACAAAATGCAAAAGAACAATCAAAGAAAATCTACTCTTTAGAAAGAGACATACCTTATGTGCATCCAAAAGATTCTTCATTTCACGCAGAAATATTAAATGAATATTATAATAGTGTAATATTCCACACTGATAATAGTTTCATTGATCCAAAACAATTTTTTCACAATCCAATCATAGATGTTCCGTTTATATCCACAAATGGATATGTCACAAAACCATTTGATTATAATACAAATAGAAATGGCGTTTTAGTGTCTAGTGGAGATTGGTATCCACAAACGGAACACATTTATAATACTGCAATCGAATTAAAAAAGAGGATTGGTGGAACATGGACTTTTATTATCGGTGATAAGACATCTAATGAAATGATAGATAAATTAAAAAAAGAAAAAGTAAATATTGTTTCTAGACCAGATGTAAATGGATATAGAGTTTTATTGGCATCACATGAAGTATCAATTAGTCAGTTTGGTGCCATGTCTTTTATTGATATTAATATTACAAAAACACCTGCGGTCATGATACCAAATCCGTTACCAAAAGCAAATACTTCAATATATGATGAAGAGGGTAATGAGATAAATCAAGAAGAATGGTTTAGGGCAGAAAGATATTCTAGGTTTGGTGGTGGTATAATTTTAAATTATGAGACTATATGTGCTGACACAATGAATGGTTGCATAGATTTATGTAGAACACTTAAACCAAAAAAACTTAATATGAACGGAAGTGAGTTTGTAAAAACTTTATTTAATAATGGGGAAAGCGATGTATGAATTAAAAGAATATTTGAATTCAATAAATTATCAAAAGAATAATTTAATGGAAACAGATGATAATATGTGGGAAAAAAAGTACCCTGCATATGTTGTTAATAAGTGTTTGGCACCATTTGGTGATACAATCATGTTAGTAAATGAAATGAATAGATTGCATCATTTAGATAACAAATTACAGTATGATTTTTTACTAAATAGTGTGAGGACTCGAAAAAGATTTGCACCGTGGATGAAGTCAAGCAAATCTAAAAATATCGAGTATGTAAAGGAGTATTATGGTTTTAGTAATGAGAAATCCAAGTCTGCTCTAAGCATACTTAACGATGAACAAATAAAAACTATAAAGGAAAAATTGAATAAAGGCGGACAACATGGAAAACATTAGTTTTAACAAAGACGATATGCTTGAGGTGACTCTTAAAGAGCCTGATGATTTTCTGAAAGTAAGAGAGACACTATCTAGAATAGGTGTTGCATCAAGAAAAGAAAAAAAATTATATCAGTCTTGTCATATTCTTCACAAACAAGGAAAGTATTACATAGTTCACTTCAAAGAATTATTTGCCCTTGATGGTAAAGAAACAAATTTAACAGAAAACGATATAGGAAGAAGAAACAGAATTGCTAGTCTATTGAAAGATTGGGGTTTGATTAATATAAATGGTGAGGTACAAAACATGTCACCACTTAGTCAAATCAAAATTATTAGTTTCAAAGAAAAGTCTGAATGGACTTTAGAAACAAAATATAATATTGGAAAGACTAAAGATGAAAACAGTTTATGATGAATGGTCACCACTTAAAAAAGTTTTAGTTGGAAGCACATTTAAGATAGAAGACATTGATGAAGAATCAAAGAGAAAACTTCTATTCGCATATGAAGAAGATTTAGAACACAGACATAAAAAGTTCGGTGTATTTAAAGACAATCAACAACATGCTTTTCGCATAAGACATATAAAAAATACTATTCAAAGTTTATTTGATATATTCGATGCCCCAACCATTGACTCACTTAAAACAATTCATGACGAAACTAATGAAGACACTAATGCACTAGCTAAAATTTGTGAGGCATACGGCGCTGAAGTTGTCAGACCTAAACTTCAATATGGAATTGAAAGTTTATTAGAACATCCGTTACAGTGTCGAGATGTATTTGGAAAAGTTGGAAATACAATCATTGAAGCATTTGCAGCCTCCCCAAATAGAAGATTTGAAAATTTTCACTATAGAGATGTGATGTTAGACGAATTCAAAG